TCACGGTGCAAAAGACCTCATCGTCGACGTCCGCGCTCACCAAGACGTAGGTCGACGAGGTCGCCCCGGCGATGTCGCCCGACAGCTGCGACTTCCACTGGTAGGCGTAGCTGTCCGGCACATTTTCCCAATTGCCCTTGGTGACGTTGACCGTGTCGCCAACCACGGCATCCGTGGTGCCATCCGGCCCGCTGGCGTAGGGGACGTCCCGCACAACCGGCGCCGCTGTCGGCGGCGCATCGGGCGGAACAGTGGAGTCGAGGCTGCGCTCGACGAGGATGACCGGATTGTCGGTGAAGTAAGCCTCGGCGTCATCAAACGGTATGCGCGTGATGTAGGAGAGCTGGCCCATCCATTGACCGCAGACGAACGGGTTCGTGGGGTCGGAAGCATAGGCGAGGGGATGGCCGCCGTAGAACAGTTTGGCCGCTTCGGCCGGGTCGAGGGGGACTGCGCTCATGATCGCCTCCGGATTCGCCAGTATTGCCCCGTGTGGGGATGCCGAACATAAAATTCGCCGTCGGGAGCGCGAGTGGCGACGCCATAGGGGGTCGTCACATGGTTCTGGACCGATCCGCCGCGCGCTCGCTGCGTCCTGGCTGAGCCAGAACTGCTCGAACGCTGCGGTTGAGGCCTCGCTTTCACCTCTTGGATTTTCGCGCGAGCCTGCTGTTGGCCCATGACGCGCTCGTGCTGCTGCGTGCGCTCGCTCATCTGCTCTTCGTGCTGCCGACCGCGCTCTTCGCGCTGCGATTCGATCGCCTGCTCGCGCTGACCCATCTGATCTTCGTGCTGACGGTCCTGCATGCCCTGCGCAGCGTCGAATTGCTGCTGTTGCGCGCCCATGGCGCGCTCATGCATCTGATCTTGAGCGCCGAGTCGGGCCTCGTGCTGCTGATCGACCATGTGCAGCTGCGATTCGTGCGCCCAGCCGCCTCTTTCGAGGTTCATTTCGTGCGCTTGCTCGCGCATTTGCTTCGCCGTGTCGTGTGCGCGATCGGCTTGGCTCTCCTGCGATTGGTGAACTTGCTTTTGTCGCTCCATCACCGGCTTGTTGGCCTCGTTTGAGGCCTGGGCCATCGCTGTTTTGGTCGCGAGCTGCTGCTTTTGCAGCCCCATCTGCGACGTCGCCATCTTCACCTGGGCGTCGACTTGGTGCTGTTGGTCATCGAGCGGCTTGTCGCGCATGTCGATCTGGAGCTGACCGGCTCTTGTCTGCGCATCCAACATCGCCGCTTGGCCGGTGAGCATCGCGGCCTGCGCTTTCGGGTCCGGCGGCGGCGCCGTTGGCATCGGATTCAGGTACTGGTCAGGATTCGCGAAGCCGATCCCGCGGATGCAGACGCGGCGGATCGCGAGAACATTGAAAGCGGGCGGTTCATCTTTCGCCATTTGATACAGAGCCGCATTACGGAGCATTCTCTGCAAATGCGAGGCCGTATTCGGGTCCGCGCGCGTGACAATTTCATTCCTCTCCAAGGCCTGCAAAAAGACCTCGGCGTCCCAATCCCAGGCGGTCCGCTTATTAGCTCGCCAAAAGGCCTCGGGGTCCTCCTTGAAGCGCTCGCACAGGAGCTGAAGCTCGTCGGACTGGGCCGCGCACAGGCGCTTGTGCGTCGCCAAGAGCGGTTTGATCGCCTGCTCGATCAGCGCCAGCGTCGTCCCGACCGGAGCATCCTGGCGGCCCTCGCCGACCATGATTTCCGCCGTGCCGCCGAGGCTCTTTCCCTCCTGATTCAGCTGCTGAACGAAGCTGGTCCAAACCGCGTCGGGCGATTTGTACGGCATGCCCATCGCGACTTGCTGTATTGGCAAACCGCCGGTCTCTATTTCGGCTGATCCCCCTGGCGGAATACGAAATATGTTGTTATTCTGTCTAGCGGCTCCCTTAGCAACTAATAGGCCTGGGAAATTGGCGAACATGCCAGCGTCTACTATCTCTCTCCATGCGGCAGTTATGCCATTAGTAATATTGCCAAGTAGATGACTAAGACCAATAGCGTAAAACCCGAACCCGCGAATAAACGGAAACTGGACGAAGAAGGTTTTTGGCAAACACATCTCGTCTTCTTCGTTCCAGTTTCTTCGGAGTTCGAGGACTGTTCTTGTCTCCTTGTGTATGGCAACCTTGTAGGGGACCGCCAAGCCATCAGCTCGTCCGTCGGTCTCATGCTCGAAGCCCTCAAGATCCAGCTCGCAGTAGCATTCCATGATCTCGTGGTCGCGATCGTCCTGCTCCCAGCTGTCGAAGCGGCGGACGCCTGAGATTTGCTCGGCCTGAAGCTCGGTTGGCGACTTCTCGATGTATCCCGGCTCCGACAGCTCGATGTCGCGATAAGCCCCAACGAGCTGCATGCGGCGAATCATCGACGGGCGCATGAAGACGCGATGCGTGATGCGGCCGGCATCGTAGATCGAGGTCGCGGAATTGTTGACGATCAGGTCGTCGCCGAACACTGCGCGCGACACTGGGCGTCGCTGGATGGGGTCATGGTACACCTTCTTGAAGACGCACCCGTCGAGCCCGACCCGCAGCAACATCTGGTCCGTGTCGGGGACCCACGGCTTATCGGTGACCGTCAGATAGTGGTTGAGATCGTATTCGAGCGCGAAGGAGAGATCGTCGAGATCGTCCGTCGAGCCCGACGTGTCTTCGGCAACCTTGGCGGGCCCGTCAGTGGGGCACAGCTCGGAGAACGCGTTCGCGCCGAATCGAACTACCGCCTCGGCTAGCAGCAGCGCCCTGATCTGAGACTGGCCTTCGAGCGGCGCCGAGCCGTCGGAGCCGTTCGATCGCATAGCCTCGATGCGCAGGCCCATCAGCTCCATGCCGCGGGCGCGAGTGTCGAGCCATTCGCGGCGCGATTCGTTGTCCTGCTCGATGAGGCGCAGCAGCTCGTCGGCGAGCGAGTTCAGCTGCGAGTCGGGGAGAGCCTCGGCGAGATTGTCGCCGAACTCGGTGTCCTCTTTCGGGATGCGCCTGGGACCGACATAGACGATGACGCCGCCGTCGTCGGTCTCGATCTTGGTCGCCTTGTCGTAATCGATGTCGCCGTCATCAGCGTCGAGATCGATGTCTTTCGGCGCGAAGCGAGCCGCTAAGTCATCGGGGTCATCAGGAATGCCGTCGATGAGGCTCGGCGGCAGCCTGATCGAGCCGAGTCCCCCCAGTCCAGCCATTTGTGGACCTCAAAGCGTCAGTCAGGAATGAAAACGAGATCCTGCCCGTTTAGCTCCTTTTCGACGTCCTCGTCGACCGGCCGGCAGATGACCAGCACGCCATGAGCCTTCGTCGCCGCGAACCATTTCGTGAGCGGATCGCCCTTTTTCTTGAGCTTGTGGCCGCCGCGGAAGAGGTTCATGGCGTCTTCCTTGCCGAGGACCGTCTCTTCGGGCGGCTTCTCGGGCTCCACGGCCGCGGGAGCCGCAGGAGGCTTGTCTGGGATGGTCGATTCCGCCGGCAGATGGCGCTCGGCCTCTTTCTCCTTATCGGCCTCTTTCTCTTTACTGGACTGCTGATGCTGCCGCTGGCCGGTCGATGTCATCGTTCTTCCTCTCAAAGGCGCGCGCGCGGCGATTCCGCGCATCGAAGGAGAGGTTCGTCAAGCTCCCTTCATCCGATCCGGACGATCATCACCGAGAACGTCTGCCCGCGAAACTTGAAGCCGACGGTTCCGCCGCCGGTCCCGATGATCTCGACGCCGCTCTGCGCCGAAAGAGCGTCGCGAAGAATGCCTCCCCAGGAGGCGAGCCCTTCATCGGCTACCGCGGCGCGCGACACTGGCCGCTGTCGGGCCGCGTCATTGTCGGCAGCGGGTTCCGGCGTTTCGCTCATCGCCTGTTCCTTTCCTCCCACACGTAGATGACAGCAAAAACGATCACGACGATCGCCGCGAATGTCGCCGCGTAGGCGATACCTTCGAGGCTCATCTGCCGAGTGACGGCTTCTTCGCCGCGCCGCCGATCGCCAAGGGCTTCGCGTGCCGCTCCTTGCGGCTCATCTTGCCGCGCTTCACGCCGAGCTTGGTCGCCTCGCGCGTCCCGGGCTTCAACTCGCCCGCCTTTTGGAGCGCGCTCGTCGCGACCGCATAGGCGTTGACATCAGGGCTCGACTTTTTGATCGCCTTTACGGCCTTCTCCCAGATCGCTGGCATTGAGAGGCTCCACAGATCCGATCGTAAAATTCTCTGCCCCAGTGGCATGCTTTAGGATGTTGGCAGCAAACGCAATCGCCTGGGGCGCCGGGAGGCCGAGCCAAGCGATCTTTGTCCCGAAGTCGATCCTCACGGTCCGCTTCTCGTCGTGGCTGATGGACACGAGGAGGGCACCCTCATCATCAGGATCGAGCTTGCCGTGAGGAAAGGAGCCTGTCGGGCCGAGCTTAGGACTTTTGCTCATGCGCTTCTCCGCCTGCGTTTCAATTGAGGGCGCCGAGCTGCCCAGCAGGCTCGCCCCCTGTCACCCGATATTCGTGCGTAACCTCCTCGACGTCAGATTCCGTGCGACGCCCAACGAGGAACCGCGGGATCGGCACAACCCACCAACCCTTTTTCCCCTTATGCTCGATTCCCTCCGCCCATTGCGACCCCGGTGTCTTGTGATCGAGGTGCCGCGTATGAGAGCGCCGCCAATGGATGCGCGGATGCCAGCCGCTCTTGCCTGGAGCGCCACCGTTGGTCTTATCGACGAAGCGACGCGGGACGAGGTTGACGACGCGATGCTCCGGCAAGGGCGTCGCGCCCCGTTTTAGCTGGGCTCGCACGAGTTTCTCGGCAGGCCTGACTGTGCGGATTTCGGTCGTTCGCGAATTGATCATCAGCGTTAGGAACAACATTTGACTCGGCGCATCAGCGTACTGGCTCGTCATGAAGGCCCGATTCTTCTCAAACCACTGGACGATTGATTGGTCAGTCAAAATTATCGCAAACGCCGACTGATGGGACAGATCGCGGGGCCGTAACTGCTGCGCTTCCGGCAAATCCGTGAGGACCGGCTTCCGCCTGGGATTCCACACGCCCCACATCCCAATTGGATTCAGACGCCCGTTTAGGAAAATAAACCGATGAAATAGGATTTGCTCTTTCCGTCTCGAATCGACCACTAGAGCGGTAGGAATGCCGAACACCGGATATTCGTACCAGCAAATCGGCGCGGGGAACGGGACCAACCCATTGGCGATCCATCCGCGCTCTTCATCGGTCGGGATCGGAACGCCATAGCCGCGCTCGCCATCGATGATCGCGCTGTCGGGAAGCTCCTCCATCGGCACGTTCTCGAACACGAAGGGCTCGGCGTCGATCAGGACATCGGCTAACTCGTAGTAGGTCTTGTCCGGCACGTTGATAAACTGCTTCCGGTCGCAGTTCATGAGCGCATCGATGACCTTGTGCAGGCGCATCTCAGTTGATGCCCCCTAACTGACGGCGCACAAAATCCTGGGCCAAGGCCTCGCACATCGCGGCGTAGAAGGCGCGCGGAGTGAAAAACTTGATGAAGTCGCCTGTGGCGATCTCCTCCTCGGAGCAACAGATGACGTGGACCGGGCCGTCCTGCACGATGTCGCCAATTCCGTTGACGAAGAAGAGCCCGTTCGGCGTATGCGCCACGCCCAGAACGACGCCGTGCAGCTCGCCGATCTTGACGGCGATCTTGTCGAGCAACGGGCGCACCTCGAACGCGCTGCGGATCTTTGCCTTTTGACGAAGTTGATGCTCGCTCATTGGGGAGGCTCCTCCTTATAGCGCACGAACCACTCCGCATGCCCGTAAACCGCAACGCCGAAAAGAGCCTTTGCCATGCGCAGTTTGATCGGACGTTCAGTGCGGCGTAGCCACCTATCCAGCTCCTTCCACTCCCGCTTGGTCATCGTTCTCGGCAGATCCTTGAAGACGAACATGCGGGTCATTATCCTTGCCTTGCCGCGCGCCGCCGCGCCATGCCTCGCATCGCCCTGCCGTGGCGCGCCGCGCCATGCAATTTCACGGCGTTCGCGTTCGCTCCATTTCCTGATTCTTGTAGATCAGAGCCGCGCGGAACGCCCGAACGGCGAAGTCGTCGAGATGTCGCTTGTCCGCGATCTCGTGCGCGGTCGCGGCGATAATTTCCTGGCCGTCGGCCATGATCGACTCATCACCCTCGTCAACAAACACGAGCCGATCGCCAGAGACGTCGACCCCAAGAGTGACCGAGAATATGCGGCCGATCAGCCGCGCGAGCCGGTTGAGCCGTTCCATCACTTCCGCGTCTTCAGTCAGCATGGATCATCCTCCTTCGGCGGCCACGAGCCGCACATAGTCCGCGACGATCGCCTCCATCACCGCGATCTCGCGATCCGCCTTTTCCTGCGTCAGCATGCCGCTGGCCACGCGGCGCGGATAGACGCGCTCGCGCAGCGCCAGCTCGCGCTGGGCGCACTTCAGCTTATCGAGATTCCTGACGACCGCACGGGTTTCGGGGAACAGGCTCAAGGCGCTCTCTCATTCCATGTCGTCATACATTCGGATGTCTCCGATCAGCGCACCAAGCGCAAAGACAACAAGCAACGCAAGGAACAGGACCGCACCGCACAACCACCACATGACGGCGATCCCTCCAGAAAGGACGGGCGGCCCCATCCGCGACGGGCTTGGGGGGCATAGCCGCTTCATTGGAGCCGCCCGAGCGGGAATTGAGTTGCCGACGCTTCCCGCCGATTTGCACGTTACGCGAAAAAACAAAACTTGCAAATCCGTATCGCAATCCGTATATGAGAGACAGGCGGACACGGAGTCGGCTTGCCGCTCCTGGGTGATGACCTGGGGCTCTCGTGATCCGCCGCCTTCTAGGAGTCGAACATGAAACACGCAGTCGCCTACTTCCGAACCAGCTCCGCGACCAACGTCGGCCAGGACAAGGATTCCCTCGCCCGCCAGGAGCGCGCCGTGCGCGAGTTCGCCGGCCGCAACGAGATCGAGATCGTCGCCGAATATTACGACGCCGCGGTCTCCGGCGCCGATCCGCTCGACCAGCGGGAAGGCTTCAAGCTTCTTCTTCAGCGCGTCGCGTCGAACGGAGTCCGAACGATCCTGGTCGAAACCGCGAACAGGTTCGCCCGCGACCTCATGGTGCAGGAGATCGGGCACCGCCGACTTCAAGACCTGGGCATCGAGCTGATCGCGGTCGACAGCCCGAATGCCTTTATCGACGACACGCCAACCGCGATCCTGATCCGTCAGATCCTGGGCGCCGTCGCCGAGTTCGACAAGGCGATGACGGTCGCCAAGCTACGCGGCGCACGCGAGCGCAAGAAAGCCCTCGTCGGCAAATGCGAGGGCAACAAATCTTGGAACGAGCGGGACCCGGCGATGGTCACGATTGCGCGCGAGCTGCGCAACGGCCGATCGCTCAATCAGGTTTCGAGGGAGCTGGAGAAGCGCGGCTTCATCGCGAAGACTGGCCGACGGTTCACCAGGAGTGTCGTTTCGAGGATGGTCGACGTCAAATGAGGGGACCGCGAAAGCGGCCCCCTCGTTTTCATTCAGACATCACGCCAAAGGTCTTCCATGAATCTCGCGTCCTCCAGCTTGACCGCGTAGTACGTCTCCTCGTTGCCAGTATTCTTGTTGATGCGAGTCGTGCGATACCACTTCGCCCTGGTCGTTGGCTCCACCCTCACGGCCGCGCCGAAGTCGTTGCTCAGACTGATCCAGGCGCAAACATCATCGATCGCTCGATCGACCTGTTCCACGCGGGCGACGAAGACCTCGGGGTAAGGCCAGTCCTTTGGGCCAGTGAATGTCACGCTGAGCGTCTTGACCTCAAATCTCAGCCTCCGTCCGGCCTTGGTCGCGAACACGTCGCCCTTGTCGACGTACTCGGCATGATCAGCCGCCGTCGGCGCTTCCTTGGTCGCCGGGATCTCGATGTCATAGCCTCGCGTAATGCTCAGCCAATAGCCCCAGACGAACTCCCCCGCTTTGGCGCCTCGCAGTCTGGTGATGAATTTGGCATGTTGCTCTCTGGACATGGCATGTCGCTTTCATTCCCGATCCCCCGCGGTCAACCTCTCAGCCCACTGCGCCGACACGATCGCTCCCTCAAGCATGTTCTTCGCCTGATGAAGACATGACACGGCGTCCCCAGGCCGATCCTCCACCATGGCGCGCGTCGCGTCCCCCATCAGCCCGGTCGCGTCCTTGAGAAACTCGCCGACCTGGGAGACCGCCTGCCCGTAGTAGCGCTTCGTTCTCATCGCGCTACCCGCTGCCACCACTCAAAAAACGACTTGGCGCATTCCTGGCAAATATCGCCGCTAACGAGCGGCTCCGGCGAGGCCGACGTCGGATTGCCCTGGTAGCGCGAAATTTGCGGCGCCATGCGCCAGTTGTGCGGCTTGTGCTGCTCGATCGCCTCCTCGGCGCCGCAACGCGCGCAGTGCCACTCGACGATCGTCCGCACCGGCATCGCTCATGGCTTCTGATGGAAGATCGTGGCCACATCGGCCACCTTCTCATCGACGCTCGCGCCGAAATCGCCGATGGCGCCCGTCCCCCACTTCCGGCGCTTCAGAGCCAACCCGGTCGCGCATGCCCTGCACAATGAGTGTCCGACTTTCTCGTAATGCCACGCATCGACATTCCGCATCTTGCCGCAGCGGGGACACAGCACATCGACGCGCCTTCTGGCCATCGCGCCAGCTTGCACCAACTGCAAACGACGGTCAAATCGGCCGATGGACGACGAATGGGTCGGGGCTCACAATGGAGAAAAAAGGTCAGGAGGCGGGAATCGGGCCCAACATTCGTATGCCGCCGTGACCGCTCCTGAGCCAGGAAAGAGGTCGATGAGTTCATCGCCGTGACGCATGTTCAGCGCCTCAAACAACCAGATGCTGAAGCGGCGAGGCTTCGCGCCTGTTAGCCCTCGTCCGAGGGTTATATTGGCTGAAACCCAATCCCGACGCGAAGGCTCGTCGCGTCCGATCCGCCTTCCGCCGCGCAGAATTACCGGCTCCCAGGCATAGGCGAGGCCCACATTCGGCTTGAACACGGCAAATGGCTTGACCCACGCCAGGACGCGGCAGTCATCAGGACACATGGGCAGGATCGTTCGCAAGCTTGACAGATTGCCGCAGCCGAGATAAAGGCGGATCAGCGTAAGCGAATTTCACTTAGAGGACTCAAATCGGATAAAGCGGCGCCCAACCCCGCGGCGGCGCCATCAATTCCGCGTACTCCTCCATCTGAACCTCAGTCGACTTCTTCAGCATCCCACGATCCCGAAGCCACTTCAGCGCCTGACAAACCGCGTCCGGAATGTCGTCATGCTTCCCCTTCGGGAAGCTGGCGCACTGCGCCATGCACAGCTCCGCCCAGTCCCGCGGCCAAACCGCACCGTTCGCCTGCGTCTGCCCGGGAACCCACATAACCCCCTTGCGCACCGAACCGTCCGCCTGCTCCTCGCCCCACAAATGCGACAGCGCGTTCGCCCGCGCCACCTTGTCCAGCGAAAGCGGATCAATCCGCTGAACCGCAAACTCCTCGTCGCGCGTCAAACGCGAGACCTCCTGCGCAACCGATATCCCACTCCCCTTCAGCTCAATCAGCAGCCGATCCACCTTCAGCTTGCGGCACGTCTTGATCACCTCCTCGACCAGATCCGACAAAGCCAGCCGCTTCTGCCAACACCCCATCAGCATCGCCTGCTGAACCCCATGATGGTTCAGGAACACCCCCATCACTACCAACGCCGAATAGTCGTTCTCCTGCTTCACCCCAAACGCCGGGTCCAACGAGCCGACAATCATGTCCATGTCGGGATACTGCGTCTCGTTCCTGCCATACGTCACCGAAACCCGCCGGCTCCACAATTCCCACCCGTTGTAAGAGATGATCCCCCCGCCCCGCGGCGCCGGCCGCTGCTGGTACTGACCGTTCCACGCCCATTTATCCATGTCGCGCTTGAGATTATCGACCTCCGGCCGTCCCCACCGCTCCGGAAACAATAATTCCCCCTCGCTCCGCCGCGGATCAGAGAATCCGATCGACGTCGTGCAATGGCGCCCGCTCTCGTACTCCATAGGCAAAACCAATTGCTCGTAATCCGGCATGTTCTCCTGAATCACCCCGCTGATGTCCGCCTCGTGCAAACGCTGCATGATCACAACGATCGCACTCTTCGCCTGATCGTTCAGCCGATTCACCGCGCCCTCGCGAAAT